ACGCCTGCATCGATATAAGAAGAATTGGATCCTGATATAATCAAACGATTATCTACGTGTACTCGATGTAGCTCTTATAGGCTTAACCCTAGATATCAAGACAAGGCTAAGTCAATTTATATCTTATGACATTCTTCTATCTTCTCATCCCAGAAATTCTTCTTTATGTAAGTTCGATAGAAAGTCAAAATTGATTCATCAGGGACAGGCATCTTCTTCATTCAGCTCTCCAAGAGAAACAATAAACTTGGCAACGGTAGCTCAGCTTGGAGAGATTCATACAGACATCAGATGTAAGCAGAAGGGTTTCATCTAAAGAGCACATTCTCTCCTACATACTCTTATTTTTGGTGAACAAGCTTGATGGGATCTCAAAAAAGATACCAACCTTGGTAATACTTCTTATCTCCTACGTGACAAGCATATTTACTGCAGAAATCTATGTTCCACCAATCTTTAACTGAATATTCCTTTATGATCTGCCCTAAGCCGTGCTTGATTTAAAGATTTTTGTCGTGATGAGCTAAACTTTACATTTTAGAGATAAAAGAATCTTTATCCTTATGATGAACCCATACTACTAGATCATCTCCAGCTGCTAAAATCTTTGGCTCTAAACCTAATTCATAGATTGCATAATATGCATACATAATGCTCCGTAGAGTATTCCCTAAAGTGGTCAGAGTTGGATGTCCTGAAAATGTGGTACCTTCTAACTTGAAGAGCTAGAAATCATTATTCCTCAACTCAGCAGGGACCCTAGATTTACAAGAAACACCCGGAGATGGTACATAAACGTCAAAGACAAAATTTTTACAATTGCTTATAATTAGGTGGACTAATTTCTTCACATCAATAGGGAATCCCAAATTCTCCTATATCATATTCAAAATCTGATAGAGCCGAGGTTTATAGGACTCCCAGAACGTTGCATCTACTGCTTTCTATAGACTAACATGTTAATTGCTATCAAAAGCGGAACCATCCATGCTAATAGATACATAGTCGTTAGGGTTTTCGCCCAATATGTATTTGACACGCTCTTTCAATCCTTAGCTATCCAACCCGTGGCAGAATTAAGGCAATATTAGTTTACCGTCTAAAACACTCTTGAAATCCCTGAAAATATACTATTATATATAGGTGAGTAAACCGCAACCCTCCTTACTTGGTACAAAGATGTTTCAAGGTCATTCAGCAAGGTCATTTACATTTTCATGATCATATTTTGTGTATGTTTCTCCAGATTTTACCATAGTAGAAAAATAGACATCAAAATCTTTCTGATTTGCTGATTTGAGCTGTTTAAAGAGTTATTCATAATATTTGGTCTTCTTGGAGGTGCTCCATTGAGTTTTAGATGATAGCCAATCTTAAGGATTGATGAAAGCTAACGGCAACTTCGTACATCAACCTGACAAATTTTTGAATACTCGTCAGGCTAAAAGACTCAACCTATCAACTATGAATGGGTCTGGCTCTAATTTATTTGAATTATGTCTAACCATAAAAGCTGAATAAGAATTATTGAAACTTTTAGAATCGTACTCATAAGTCTAGAGATCCTAACCATTTTTCTATATACTGTAACCGACACTCACAGCTTTGACTGCTCGTACTTTAACTTCTTTCTAGAGCAGGGAAGTCAATACATTCAGAGACTGTTTATTCACTTCCTTAAATAATCTCAGTTGTGGAGCTAAGTGTTCTATAACAGAAGGATTCTTAGAAAAATAATAATCTTTTTCATCGATAAGGACTTACTAAGACTATTCCATCAAAAGGCTCTAAGGTGGCTTAATTTTATTCTTAGATTGATTCCAAGGTAGATCTTCTCAATCTAGCTAAACGACTGGATCTTAGTAACCTATCAAGATTTGATTTGTTTATGGATAATAGATTTTCTTCTTATCAGTTAAGAAGAAATGATACCAGCATTTCTTTTATGTAGGACATCAAACACCGTCTGTCAATACCATCTAAATAGGCTTCTTCACAACAAAATGAACAACGTTGATAAGAATAAGCAAAAGTGGCTCGCAGGTTTTAAGAATGTAGCATAGAGACAGGGCAATCAATATTACTGGTATGAAATTTGCTCTTTTAGTCCCTAAGAGGTTATATTTTTCCTGTTTGACTATCTGTTTGTTTAAGTAAATCTCATTTAGTATATCTTGAGGTCATCCACTTATAGTTAAAGTTCATGTATGCATTGGCTTCTCTAGTATATTTCCTAAACCAACTGTAAACCTTTTATTTTGTTTCTCTGCATCAGTGAGTAGATCATTGAAAAAATTGCTTTATAGATAACAATCAGAGAAACTATCTGCTCTAGGAATATAAAAGTTTTCGTTGTATTACCTTGAGTTATACCTCCCGAAGAAAACTCTCAGATAACCTAGATCAATCAATAGGTCACAATTTTTCACTGCCATATTACTATGAGAATACACATTCATGGTACCATTCGTCCTCATGTTAATCATTTATGATCCATCCTTGGAAAATATACTGTATTCTCCTTCCATTAAGGGAAGATAATATCTTCCAGGAACTTATTCAAATAGCAGACCAGTAACATAAAACAGAGAATTTAAACAGTTGCTAGGTATACTAGGAATGTAGTAATGAGTGTCATTCATTACGAAGTGCTTCTTTCTAGCCTGAAAATCCAATTTCTTTAACATGAAGTCCCAAGATAAGAATTCTTCGAGAGTCGCTTCTATTACTAGTGACTAGATCAAAGTTGTAGGCAAGCTAGTTATGGGGTTAGATTCATAATAGGTGTTATCATAATCCCCTAATCTAGGTCGAATGCAAATGATGTACTACTCATCCACAGATAACAACTCTGAAACGATTCGATAATTGTCTTTAGTAACGTGGATCACTTCTTTATCACCTGGATAGACCTTTGAAGATAGCTTTATAAACTACTGATACTTAGAACCGAGATCAAATATCAGTGATCTTGAATCAGATGTAAAACACTTAAAAGCATCATTAAGAGACCTGGTGTACAATCAGTCGATAATAGAACGGAGATTGTTATGTCCTCCGTGGCTGTTTTGACACTACTATTCGATCTCTTCTTTAGAGAAGACCACACCTGCCTTAGCACACTAGTTAGCGAAAGCTTGATTCATTCAAAAAGAAGGAGTGCTCTTAAACACTTTAAGCTACTAGTCATAAGAGATCTTTGCTTTCCCGTTCGTCATCTTCTCAGAGGAGACAGAAGTGTTTAAAAGTGAGCCGTCATACAAATCTAAAAGAGCATATTTATTTACTTGACCTGCTTCTCTTCTATTAGTAACCTATAACTCCACTGTGAATATTTCCCTATCCTCAGGCTTCTCTCAGGTTTTCTTTTGTTTAAGACTTATTAAAAAGTTCAACACGAACAGCACCAGGCAAACTAGTGGATTGAAAACCTTAGAAGTAATATATCTCAACTTAGAAAATTTGTTTTCAAGTTGTTGTCATTCCACCCTGATTTGCAAATCTTTGTCTCCATTGTCATAGAAAGCTACACACACTTGCTGCTCTAGGTCGTCTATATTCTTAACTCCTGAGAGATCTACAGATTTTCCGAGAGATTGACTTAGTTTTGAACTAATAGATTCTTTCTTTTCCAGATCAAGAGGGAATTGATCATCTAATTCCTCGTATTGTTCATCACTCAGTTATAATAGATTTTATACTAACAATCTATTTTTAGACAGGTCTTAGGATACATTCCACTACAGTGGGTTCTTTGAATACTCAATATAAAACTTTGGGTTGACAGTCTTCAATTATTCAAAATCGTTTATTTTCTGATCTTTTTGGTCTAAAAGATCCAGTCTCTACCTGTCAAAAGCATCTCGCTATCTCTTAGCTTGTTCTAACTAGTCTTTAGGGAGATAGGCCAAATGTGACTCAAATGAATCTCGGTTACAGAAGATTTCTAAAGTATCACCCTCGACTATGCACCCGTATTATTACTAGATGAATGAGTTAAGTTATTTAACCGAGACAGATGTATCTGCAGGTAAAGATGTCCTTAATTTTACCCATTCAGATTTTAATAATTCAAAAGAGTTTCAAATTCTTTCGTCTTTCCATTAGCCTTAAATGTTATCACAATCATAGGATAAAGCAAAGGTAAAAACTTCAGGTGAAGTGTAATTTATTACCAATCTACTGCCCTTGAAAAATCCAGATCGAGGAATTGCTAACAAAGGATAGCTCATATCCAACATGTATGTACACAATAATTCACTGCAAATGTTCCATAGAGCATTACAGGTGTCTTCCCAAGTTTAAGTTTAAAGGATTTTCTATATTAGTTGCTTACTGTGGTCTACTCAGGCTTGATCTCAGTCAACAAAACCGAAGTAACTTATTCCTTTACTTTCTTCTTAGCTACAAAACCTTTCGAATGAAGCTATTAGTTCAGCATGCCCCTCAAATGGTTGTTTATTCAAAATACAACCCTTACCTCCAGATGCATTTTACTTGTAATAAAAACCCTGATTATGACACTCGAAATATTACCAAAGGTCTAAACAAGCTTAAACCACTTTAGAGAGAAATTCTTTGGTCTACACCTCAAATATCTTATGCTAACTACCTTAATCAGCTATTTTCTTTAAATCGTTGTCGTCTAATATTTAGAGACAAGGAAGAGCGAAAAGAATATTGTGTTTAGCAAAGACATCGATAGGATAATTATTAGGATCACACAGCATGCTACCGGTTAAATCAATGGTTTGTTTCTATTAGATTTAAGCTGGTTCCTTAAGTTCATAAAGATCTATATTCAGTCTTTCGATGTCTGTCTTCAACTGATCGTACCTAGTCACAAAACTAGCCATGTTCTTGCAGACATGTGAGTCATGAATCTTTTTGAAATCTTTGGCGAAAATAGGAATCCACCCATCGGTTTTCTTTAATTCAGAATATTCGTGAGTTATTTTCTAATGCACGTCATCAATAAAAGTATTGAAACAAAGCATCCAACCCCATGAGTTTACAAATGTGTGCAATTTCAGACCCTTGTCTCCAAATACATCTGTGGGATAATATCCAGGCATTACTGAAAATACAGACCCTATCTATAGTTTTTGCCCGGGTCCAGGGGATTCCAAGACTCGCGAAAAGCCAGCAGGTAAGAAATCGGTCAGTTTAGCGTGATGGATAGTTAATCTGTAAATTCTATCTCCAAATAGGGATAGTGTCAAGTTTAAGAATCTATATTCTTAACCTATATGACGAGTAAATAAACCGTAGGGGGTAATAATCCAATCTTTATATTTAAGATAAGGATTGTCAAGATCATCTAGGACATCTATTAAATGGCATTCCTCATCTTTAGACTGCAAAATATGAGGCTCGTGTTATATCAGTCTTAAGAGAAAAGATAAAGCCACTCCATCGAATCTATCTCCAGACCTTAAAGCTTACTCTAATTTGAATCTGTTGATCTGA